CGATAGGACAATTATAATAGTGAGTTCTAAAACGGGTTTGTTCTATGGGACTATTAAAGATAGTCATAGGGATAGTTTCGTTTCCGAATATACCCATAAATTGTCCGTCCTGATTATACGGGGCTATTCCCGTATTCATCGCGTAATCGAATACTTTAGTATTAAGGTAGTTGTATTGACCCGTTAGGTTAGTTCCCGAATAATAATAAGTGAAGGCGCTTAAATTACTAACCCCGTATTGTTTGTTGTCTTGAACTCCTGGATAAATCATTATCCCGTAAGGTTGAGTGGCGGCGCTTAATACGTTTATAGATTGACCCGTCCACCCCGAATAAACCCCGTAATTCGTCGTATCTATCTCGAGCGTGGTACTTCCCCCACTCGTATATTGAACCCCGAAAATACACCTATATTCGTTTATCTGAAATAGGTTCTCGAAACCTTCGTAACCTCCGTTAAATCCGTTAGAAAAAGATATGGTAGAATACTTCCCGTTATTGATTGTCGCTTGAGAAGTATTACCCGTAATATTAGGAAAGGTAGGTTGGGCGATATAAACGTTATAAGGATTAGTTTGGGCTGAAACTCCCGTAGGGTCATAAACCATCGTTGAGTTTCGAGGGTTCGCAGTAACTAGATTTCTAATCACTGTTTCAACGTTAAAAATACAATGTCCGTATTCGTTTACGGGTACTAATAATCTACAGACCTTTTTAGTATCTTGTATCGTTCCTGTAGTATTGTTTGGGCCAATTTCATTTCCGTAAGGGTTCTTGTAAATATCGACAACTAATCTTATATCGGTATACGCCGAATAATCGTTTAATTGAATATTCCAAGTATGGTCTGAATGACTTTCAGTTACATCTAAAGGTTTTTGTATTACATCTAAAACTAAACTCATACTCTACTTAATTCTTTTTTAATCATTTTATCTAATATGATATTTATATCTTCTCCTGCCGCCTCAAATATCCTATCTAACTCGGCTCTTAATTCAGGAGGAGTTCCCGCAGGTAATTTATTCGGGTCTAACATACCTTCTAAAGTAGTTACGCTCCTATCGAAAAAGTTTCGGGGTCTAATACCCTTCTTCCATATTGACGCTCGTATTGCGAACGCCAAACTTAAACTCTCGTCTCCCCCTGCTATACCTTTTTGTTCTATCCATAATCGTAAAGCGGGGATAGGAACGGCTCCTGGTTTCCCTGGAGCCTTATTATCGGCTGAAATAGGTCTATCATTACCTCTGGCTGTTCTTCCTTTATTTACATACTTCCAATAATCAGCGTATTGGATTTGTAGTATCGGGTCTCCGTCTGCGTCCTTCGTAACCTTATAAGAAATACTATCTAATAAGAACCCCGAAGCGATGGCTCTACTAGTTCTAATTTTTCTTTTCATTATACTAACCCACATCTTACCTAAACGATTTAGGGCTAGTTCGGTCATCGGGAAACTCATATTATCTTAAATTATATTTCTTGAAATTGATTTTCATAAAATAACCCTAATGTTATTCCTTGAGCCCAAGCTGAAGAGTTGGTAGTATAATCAAACGTAGTTGGAAACGGGTCAGCGTAGGTTCTATTTGTATAATAAAGTGCTTGGTATGGTTGCGATTGGTTTATGGTATAAAGGGGTGCATTATCTACTCTCCAAGATGATGGGGCATTTTGGGTACTACTCCATCTTCCTTGTGGTAATTGAATAAACGAGTTTTGACCTGCTAATCTTAAATTGGCGGTGGCGCCTATTTTTATCATTATAAAATATACTCCAGTATATGGAACAACATATGGGGTTGTAAAATCTAAACTTTTAAGACCACCAACGGAACAATTTATTTCACCAATTTCAGTCACGAGTTGCCCTGGTGCGAGAGATTGAATACCAGTTGAAGCAAAATTACCTGGTCTCATTACTGATTGATATAACGCAATTTTAGCGTTAGTAGTTGCCCCTGACCTTACCCATAAAGTAATACCCCTAAACTTTTCCCCTTTGTATAAAAAAAATGGAACAGGATAAACATTTGAGTCAGTTGCTGTGGATAAACCAGTTAGGTTTGTATCTGTGACTAACGCTGATGATGATAAAAAATATCCTGTTGTTCCAGTATTACCATAATCCGCTTCCGTAGTTGCTGAATAAGTTGGTGGCGTCCATCTACCAGGATACTCAAAAATATCGTTATAAGTTCCTGCGGATAAATTGTTTGAGTAAAACCCGTCTTGTTTTATTTGTAAGCCCGTATCGTTTCCAAGTCCATCTTGAATTGCTTGGTATGAATTAGTTATACCAGTTGTGCTGTCCGTAAGTTTAAGTAATCCTTCGTACGTGTCTTTAATTTGTTGTCCTGTTAAAGTTCCCATTTTAGTTTCTTTATTATAAATATATTTTTATATCGTGTTCCATAGTCCTATCTCGTTCTGCCATTCCCTCGTAGTAGTATTCCATACTTTATTAGTTATTGGTGTTGTTTGCGAAGGGGTAGGCGTCATCGTAGGAGTTTCGGAAGGGGTATTAGTTTGAGTAGTCGTAGGGGTATTCGTAGGGGTTTCGGTAGGAGTACTGGTATTAGTAGGCGTAGTCGTCGGAGTTTCGGTCGGAGTACTCGAAGGAGTAGTTGTATTAGTAGGCGTTAAGGTAGGAGTAACCGAAGGAGTAGTTGTATTAGTAGGCGTTAAGGTAGGAGTAACCGAAGGAGTAGGAGTTAAGAACGAATTAAACGCAGCTGCGCATCTATCTAACGGGGTCATCACTTTAACTTTAATAACGGCGTTCCAGCCTCCGCATAAATCACTATACTTTTCGAGGAACGGATAATAAACGACTTCATCGTCTACATAATACTTCGCATTAAAACACCCTAACGAATTAGTAACCGCCAGTCTAAACTGACCTACTATATCGTCTAATATTTGGTTCGTATCGGATAATACGTCGACCTGATTAGTTAAATCCCTATCGATAATATCCATCACTATACAATTAAACTCGTATTCGGTATAACTAGTTCCGTTCTGTTCCATCATCTCTATCGCGTTATTAGGAACGACGTATAGTAGGGGGAAAAAAGGGCTCTCGAACGTAGGATTACTTTGTTTTAATCTACTCTCCGTCCAATAAGATAAATCTTCGTATTGACCGAAACCGAAGGAGTTGAGTTGTTTGTGATGGTCGGCTAGTAATCTAAAGTCGTCGTGGAAGGTCTTAAAGTTTATATTGTCGTGAATAATCGGGGTTCCAGTAAAGGGTAAGTAGGCGGCGGCACATCTATCTAAAGCGGTAGTAGTAGTAAACCTTAATACTCCCGTCCACCCGTTAGTTAGGTCGGTATAATCCTCCATAAACGGCGTCATCTCAACGTTCCCTACAGCGTCGTAGAAATTATCATAACACCCGTAAGTTGGCGTTACAGATAGACGATATTGAGATATAACGTCTTGTAACATTTCTAACGTATCACTTAATACGTCGACTTGATTAGTTAAATCTCTATCGACTATATCCATCATTACAAGGTTCATCTCCCACGTCTTATATTGAAGGGAGTTTATACAATTACCAGGAACGATATACAATAACGGAAATACGGGAGGCTCGAACGTAGGGTTCTCCTGATGGTCTCTGATTTGCGTCCAAAAAGATAGTTGGTCTGTATCCCCTAAACCAAACGAATTGATTTGTTTATGGAGACCCGCCATCTTTTGTAAGTCGTCGTGTATCAGCTTAAAGTTTGTGTATAAAGGATTACTCATATTATCTACTCTCTTTTAGTTTTTTTTCTTGCTCTTTATTAAAGTCCATAAGGTAAGCAATATGATTGAGACACTGAGCAAGGGGTAAATCAGTAACATTCCGAAATAACCAAACTTGGTTTTCAGCAAGAGCGCTGACCGCTGAATACCAACCCCAATGAGACGAAAAATTATTTTTGTTTTCATTACCCACTTCAGCGTCTTGCTCTTGGAATAAATCCTTGTAAGTTCGGCGGACAGATTTGCTGTACTCAACAAAAAAAAAACAGACCCCTCCATATACTTAATTGGTAAGTCCTTAAACTTATCCGCTCTTTTAGATATAGGGGTTTCTCCGTATTTAGTTCCCTTTTCGATATAAAGATAGGCGGCTAGTTCGTTTAGGTTCTGTACTCTATAATTCTCGTCTTTAGATAAGAACGTTTCTATATCTATGTATTGACCGAAGGATAGGTTCTGAATATCTAAAAACTGATATTCCGTTCCCTCGTACTCGAAGGTCGTAACGACTTTTTTATTAGACCCTGTAACGATAGATAGGACTTGTTCCCCGACTTTTGTAACTTGAGAGGCGTCGGCTCTCATAATATCTTCGTGAGTTAGTCCCGTAGTTAGTTCAATAATCTTTACGAAGAGTTCCCCCTCGTCTAGAATATCCTTTAGTTTCATTACCTCCGCCCAAGTTCTAATTGTCGGTTCTTTTACGGAGTATTTTTTTCCGTCGTACTCTATTACGTGTTCTATCATAACTATAAATATATTTTTTTTAATAAACAAACACTCCCATATTCCTTCCTAATTTCATTTCAAGGACATACCTTATACCATCGATTAAATGATTGTCTTTGTCAACTGGCTCGTCGAGGTTATTTCCGTTCTTATCGGTCTTCCAGATATAAGATTGAAACTCGTTTATGAGGTTCTTCGACGTTACTTCAACGTAAAGATTATTTCTCTTTAGTAAATCTATCCCGTGTAGTATCGAGTTTTTCTTCACTGGTTTACAATTTATCCCGTTACGTCTTAATTCTTCTATGGCTTGAGGGTTAGCACTATCGGCTATGAAATCGTCGTTAAGGGATATTCCTAAATCCTTAATCTTATAGATAAAGTCGGGGATAGTTACGTTCTTAAGATATAGTTTCTCTTCTACGTATATCCCTCCTTCGTTCTTATAAACAGCTACAAGCGTTGAAGGGTCTGAATACCCCCAGTCAATTCCGTAACCTAATAACTTTACGTCTTTAGGTAGTTCGTAGTAGTGTTGGTGATGAGTGAAGACCATTTTAGTCGGTAAGCCTTTAAGACCTAATCCGAATATACGCCAAAGGTTAGGGTCACGCTCCTGCAACTTTTCGATTTCTTGTACCTGAATATCGGGTAAGAAGGGGTTGTCCTTATAGGTCGTTATATTATAACTAACGTCTTCCCTACCTTCTAAATCGTATATCCAACTCTGCCACAACGAAGGGTTAAGGTCTAATACTATCATATCCGCCGTTCTTAATACTAACTGCGTATACTCCTCGTTAGAAACCTCTGTCGCTTCGTTTATAAATAGGTAATCCCTTTTACGTCCCCTTACTTTAGTTTCGTCGTCAATACTGAACCACTCGATTAGATTACTACCTAATTGATAGTATCCGTCGGCTTGATGCCAAGCGTTAGGGTCGTAT